GATCTGGGTGCCAGTGATGAAAGGTTGGCAGTGCAAGGTCCCTTGCGCGCCCTCCCAGGTCAGGTCCTTGGCGAACTCGGTAGCTAGCTCGACGTTCACGCCCAGGTCCTTCAGGGCCGCAAAGATCTTGGCAGCCGTGGTGCTCTTTCCAGAGCCTGGGCCACCGAATAAATTTACAATGATAGTCATGTGCTTGGGTTCTCCGCTTCATATTTGGCTATGCGGTCAGCCCTCTGGGCATTCCAGATAGGGGTCATATAGGTATCCAGGATATACTCGCAGGAGGAAACGTAATACGAAGTAATCTCATCGGCCTCCGGGCAGGGTCCGTGCTCTCGCTCCGTGATGTCCCAGCAACTCTCATTCTCATCATCCGGGACATCGCATGATTCATACTTCTCCATCCAGGCTTCATATTCAGCATGTGCTAGTATGGATTCCTGGTGCTTTTCCTCAGCCAATTTTTCAGCCACCTCCCTGTCAGTGAAGATTCCCACGGCATGGTGGTTATACTCCCCGTAGGAGCCTGTGACAGAATTTAGGATATATAGGGTCATAGGGATTCCTTCCACACGTCCTGAGGACTCTCGCCCGCTGCAACTCGCTCCCAGCGAGCCATGCTCTCGATCTCCATCTCCAGGTACCGGATGGCCTTCTGGAGGTCCTCCCGCCCGTTCTTGAACTCGGCGCGGCACACATACTTGATGACGTTTGACTGATTGAAGCTCAAGTTATTAGCCGCGCAGAAAGTCACGGGCTCTATGACGAATCGGGAATAGTGGGACGGGTGAACCACCTTAGGGATTGGGGCCTGACTTAACTTAAGCGCCGCCTCCCGCCCAGCCGCCTCGGCCTTATGCACTCGGAGTTGTTCCGCTAATATGTCTGTCATCTTAGTTTCCTTTCACCCCCTGCTTACCAGCCTAGCCCAAACCTGTCCATGGGTCTTTAGTGCAAACCCTGCCATATTGCCAGAATGAACTTCATCGCATCCCTCAGATCCGGCTCGTATACCGCGCAAATGGCCCGAGCCCGTAGCCTGTCCACGGTACCCCTGGCTGGGCTCGAATTCACCTGGAACGGACGGCAGTATCAGTCAGGCATCCTGACGGACATAAGCCAAGAAGTCCAGGATTCCCCTCAAATTTCCGTAGCTGCCTTCGGCACGGTTCCGACTCCGCTTGTTGATCCGGTCCTGGCAGCCCTGGAAGCCCAGGATGCAACTATATTGGGCGAGATCAAGGCGGAGAAGGCCAAGACCGCAGCCAAGCCAATCGTCAAGAAGGCGGGCTAAACCATGAGCGGCTTTAACGGGCAGAATGGACCGGTAGTCCAGGCCAAGGCACTCTGGACCTGGGATACGAGTGGCCCAGCGCCCGTTGTAGTCGGCTATCCGCCTGGGGGTGCAATGCAGCCTACCAAGACTGGGATTATGCCCCAGGACCTCCAGAACTTCGTGGGCGTCCCACTAACGTATTACGGCAATCCGCCTACCCCTGTGGCTAGCGGGACGATGGTGCAGTGGATTAGGTATGCCGAGGACTATGTGGAAAGGGAGACCGGTCTACTGCTCTGCCAGAGTTGGGTTGCATCTCCCCCAGCACTAATGCCGGGTACGCCTGCAAGTATTGCAATAAGCGTAGAAGGGTCCAGCGGGATGCAGCAGCAGATGGGGATCGATTATGATATAGCAGATGCAGCCTACGACTTTTGGTTTCCGAGGGCGCAGGATGATGGGTGGATGGACTACAGTCTCCGCTACCGACCCTGCCGTTCAGTAGCTTACGATCCGATGGATTGGAACGGGGTGAAGAGGATGGCCTATATATATCCTCTATTAAATGAATTTTTTCAAGTTCCGCCAAGTTGGGTTGTAACGGATGAAGACCGTGCGCTCATCCGTCTAGTGCCCGCAACTAACGTTCAGATGTTGCCTCTATTTGCCTTGCAACTTTCATTTATGGGATTTTCAGATTCCGTACCTGGGGGCATCTGGCTCCAGTACACTGCTGGTCTCACTCAGAATGATTATCAAACCCGATACGCCTTCATCAAAGAATTGGTCCTAGCACAAGCAGCCATACAGGCCCTCAATACAATCCAAGGGACCATAAACCTCGGGCAAACTTCTACAAGTACGTCGGTAGATGGTTTGAGCTATAGCGTACAATACTCCCCTAAGGGACCTTACAGTGGATTACTGGATTATTTCCAGAAGATGCGAGATTCGCTGATAAATACTGCAAAAAGTAAGGTGTCTGGACCCATGTTTATCACGTTCTAACTCAGGGTTAGACTCTCTAACTTAGCGTGCCTACCTATTGCTAGTTGACACTTAGTTTGGTTCCTGCTACATTGGTCTCATGGCAATAGGCATTTATCTTATAACTAACCTCTACAATGGCAAGAAATACGTGGGACAAAGCTGGGATATAGCCCACCGGTGGAAAGTCCACCGGTACTCGAAGGAAGACTACCCGCTTAGTCGTGCTATTCAAAAATACGGGTGGGACTGCTTCTCCAAGGAGATTCTATGTAAGTGTAGAACCCAGGCTGCGTTGGACCGGAAAGAGATCGCTTACATCCAGCTATTCATGTCCACGGCCCCCAATGGCTATAACCTAGCTGCTGGGGGTAATTACGGTAAACACCACCCAGAATCTATAGAGAAAATGAGAGTTAAAGCTACTGGGCGTAAAGCGTCGGACGAAACTCGCCAGAAGATGAGTGATATGCGGAGGGGTAAGGCTACTACAACTGGATATAAGCATAGCGAGGAATCCAGACAGAGGATGAGTGAATCCCGGATGGGTAATACCAATAATCTCGGGAAAAAACGCAGTCCCGAGGAGAAGGAGAGAATTGCGGAAAGGAGCCGGAATATAGGAATCGAGACTAGGGAGAAGATTGGATCCGCGACTCGGTTAGGTTGGGCCACTATGACCGAGGAGGCGCGTAAAGCTAGGCTAGCTCCGATGCAGCAGCCTAGGAGTGAGGAGACCAAAGAGAAGATGCGGCAAGCGCAGGCACTACGTCGAGCAAAGGAGAAAGCAGAGAAAGCTGCTATAGTCATAGAATGAGTCATATACACCCTCAATCCAACTTGCGACTTGTCTTGAGCTTGGGGGTGTATATACTATATAATATACGTGAGTCTAAATGAGCGAGGTATTCCCTCCCGGGTATGTAGCTTCAGGGTCAATCGGGGCGAACGTAACATACATTCCGCCACCCTTCCCCTATGCCCTGCCCACGGATCCCTTCAATAAGATCATAGGTGCTTTCGGGGAGAACCTGGGCTGGTGCAAGAGCCATACCTGTGCTTGTGTGAACTTCCGCTGTGATAATAGTCCAGTGGGCAGTCCGAACCCAGGCTGCATGACTTGCCAAGGGCGCGGAGTCTACTGGGACCCCCAAGTCAACTTCATAGGCCTTATGACCCTGACCCATCAGGGCGCGGGAGGCGTGGAGCCAGGACAGCGGATGGATACCAAGCTAGGACCCACCATAGGTGGTGAGCCTTGGGTCACTGTCACCTCGGAATCCGGGATTGTCTGGAATGAGATTGGGGAGTATGATATCCTGATCCAGACGAATTCTATTGTCCGGATGAATAGCACGCTCAATAGCGGACCCTCGGGGGAAGTCTACCTGCCCTACCAGCAGGGTCTCTATGTGGCCCCCTCGGGGGCAGTCACGACCTGGGACTCCTACACCAGCACAGTAATACCAGTTACCGGCTATACGGTCTCCGGGGCCAGCGTTATGATTCCCAGCGGCTATACCCCAAACACCCCTTATGTGGTCGAGTTCCAGGCCGCGCTATCCTACGTCTGCTTCCGCCCCGAGGGCGGCATGGCGCAGAACCGGCCCTTCATCCAGGGCACGGTTTCCTTCCCCAAGAGATTCCGCCTCCAGCCTCTAGATCTATGGATGCGCGATGGGGTGCAGTCGAACTGGGGTACGCCGGGGCAAATCTCCCTGCTTCCGAGTTCCTAGCTGTTGTGTATTTTCCCCCATGTGCTATAATACCTACATGGTAGCAAAAGCATTAAATAGAACTGAGGATCAGATTCTCGAATGTATCCGGGCCTACATGGATGGTAAGACCCTCCAGGAAGCTGGGGGCCTCCACAATATTGTACCCTCAACGTTGCAGAGGATCATACATCGCAGAGGGCTGCATACCCGGAACTCCTCTGAATCCCATAGAAAGTATGCGGTGAATCTTTCTGTGTTTGATGAACTTAACGAGCATTCTGAATATTGGGCTGGGTTTCTTTTTGCAGATGGGTGTATCCAATCCAACAAGAAAAGGAACGAGATTAAGCTGGCAATCTCATCCAAAGATCACAATCATATGCTTAAATATCAGAAGTTCCTACAAACCGACGCCCCAGTCCGTATTGTTAATAATGGGTCTGGATTTCCTGGATACACGTATTCAGGGCAACTATCTGTACTTTCTACCCATTCAGGGGAGTTAGTTCAAAAATTGATAAATTTAGGACTAACCGGACCCAGGACCCCCCTAGGTGGGCTTGGGCTATCTCGTCATTTTTGGCGTGGTTATGTAGACGGAGATGGCTACCTTGGGAAACCAAGTGGAGAAAAAGCCAGAATCGGGCTGTGCGGAACTCTACCCGCCATAGAAGCATTTATGCGTTTTGTTGACGCCTCTGGAGTTAAATCCCAGGTCCAGCCGTACCAAGCTAGTTCTATATGGCAGGTATACTACAGTTCTCGGGTAGCAGCTAGAGTCGCCAGAATACTCTACGCAGATTCCTCCGTACACCTGGATAGAAAGTATCTGATAGCTGAGCACATGATGCGATATGAATCGGGGGAAGTTGCATGGGCACAGTACGATGAGTGACAGTATTATTTACGATGTATATACCAGCGCAGATCCAACCGAGCTTACAGATATCCAGCTAGAAATATTCCGCATGTGGAGTTCCTTCGCCACGGGTGGTATGTCTTTGAATCACAAAATAATTAGGAATCCTGGGGGTCGGTACGCTCGATCCCTCCGCATGGAGCAGCACGGGCTTAACTCAGTAGCTGTATTAGCGGACGAAGCTATCGCCCCCGAGGCGCACTTCCTGGAAGTCGGACATGATGAGGTGGATTTGAAGAAATACCTCACGCCTGGCAAGTCCTACCCGCTGCACTATGGCGGGGGCTCGGCAGCGCGCGGGGTCTTCGGGGCTCCCAGAGCCGGGGGTCAATATATGACCGGGTTTGCTAGGATGGGTCCAAATTCCGCTCCTGGAAGCTGGATTATTCCTAGTATGCCAGCCTACGCTCCAGGTCAAAAGCTAGCAGAGTTGGCAGCGAAGCTAGCTGGTGGTGGAACTGTTAACTGGTAGAAGCTAGGGACCCGGTGGGATATCCCTAGATTGCTTGTCACGGCGCTCTCAGGTCGTAATAGGTCTTAATTCCCTGCCACCTAGGCCCGATTTGGTGTGCAAATCAGCCAGCCCTAGGACCAGCATAGCCTAGGCCAGCATCCTAGTCAACCTGGGTCCAGCCGATTCTGTGCTAGACTATGCCTATGCTAGTGCCCGTGCTCGTATTCCTATCCGGCTTCGTCTATGAATCGCTCTGCGTTCTGTGGAACGACTCCGCCGATAAGTCTTCGGCTTGGAGGACCGGAATCTGCGCCGGGGCTCTAGCAGTCTGTCAGATTTTTGGACTAGGCTCGGCTATTGAGACAATCTCGGGGGCAGTCGCCTTTACCCTAGGTTGTGCTATTGGCGGGTTCCTGGCTGTCAAGCTGAAGGACAGATACCTATCCCACGAAGAAGAAGGACTATAAGCACATGGCTACTGAGGACTCGGGTTGGATTCGCGCGGCAGTTTTGGGGGCCAATGACGGCATATTGTCCGTATCGTCCCTGGTCTTAGGGCTGGGGACCCACGCGAATCCGGTGCTGGCGGGAATCGCTGCACTGGCTGCCGGGGCCTTCTCGATGGCTGCCGGGGAGTACGTCTCGGTCTCCGCGCAATCGGACCTGGAGCGGGCCAGCAGGGCGACCGAAGCCCAGGAGCTTATCAAGCACCCGGCCCAGGAAGTCCAGGAATTGCAGGAAATCTACCGCGAGCGGGGGCTGGATGCAGCCCTGGCAGGCGAGGTGGCCATCCAGCTAACCATGCACGATGCACTCGGCGCGCATATGCGCGATGAGATGGGCATTACGGAGGAGCTATCCGCCCGTCCGGTGCAGGCGGCTCTAGCGAGCGCTCTGAGCTTCTCTGCGGGGGCTCTAGTGCCAGTCTTGATAGTCCTGCTGGGATTGCCGGTCCTCTGGATTGTGCCCGTGTCCTTGGCCTTCCTGGCAGGCTTGGGGGCCTGGGCAGCGCGGGCTGGTGGTGCAAGTGCTGGGCTCGGGGCATCCAGGATCCTGGCCTGGGGAGCTTTGGCCATGGGCCTGTCATTGCTTATAGGGTCATTCCTATAAGAATGATATAGATTCCGGATGGTTGCAGTCTCTGGTAAAGTGGCCCCAACGGGTGGGGTTGTCGTGCTTCAAGTTTCCGGCATCGCTGGAGGCCCGCTAGTTTATTCTAGGTCATTTGGTTCAGGCGCTTATTCAGTCATAGGGACCGTACAGAATCCTAGATCATCCTACGATACCTTTGTGGATCCAGGCGAGCTTTTGCAGGGACCCTTGCCCACGAATATGGGCAACTATAACTATATGGTCACGGACTCAGTGTCCACGGGGTATGTATCTGGGCTGGCCCCGTATACGAGCCTGCTAGTCTCCCCGGACTTTGCAACCGTGCTGGTCGAGCGGAGCCTGGAGGCTGGCATTATGGGCCTGACTCTGCCCCCCGGTTACCAGAGACCCCAAGTCCTGCACGAGATGCCCAAAGCCGGGATGCAGGCGATTCCCTTCATCCTGGTCAACCAGATTACGATGCAGCAGAGCAGAACCCAGATCGGGCAGGATGTTCCGACTACGCTGGCGGGTCCAGGTGGGATACAGAACCAGACCCTGGCCGTGACTGCAAAGCGGACTTGGAGGATGGAGGTATTCGTCCGGACTTCCGCCGAGCGGGAATTCTACCGGGATGCAGTCCTGGCCATCTTTGCCAGTATGCTCTCCAGCACGTTCCAGCCCATGGGCATGGACATGAATCACACCTTCATGGTGCATTCAGATCAGATGTCGGGCAAGGACATGGACCCCGGTTTCTACTTCGCAGATATCCTCTATACCATAGAGGGGGCCTTCAATGTAGGGCTTCAGGCAAACTACGGGATGATCGAGACCATAGATACAGATATCGTGGGATATCCTGGAGCCGGGAGCCCAATGCTGGGGACCCTAATCGACACGATCCAGACCTAAGCTGTCTATGAGAGGAACTAACCTTATAGAGGATAATCCGCCGAATGGGAGGTCCTACTTATGGCTGATGAAGAAACTCAAGAGGTTGCGGCAACTACCCGCGCGGAACCCTTGATCAGGATTGATAAGTATCTGGAGAGTCTGGATAAGACCCGTGATGCTGTCTTCAAGAAACTAATCCGCCTGCATTCTGTGCAGCGGGCGCGCACGGCCAGTGGATGGGCAGATCTCCTAGAAGATCTCAAGAACCGTCCTGCCAAGTAAGGAATAACCAATGCCAAATATGAACATCAACTTCGGCGGGAATGTCCTCTTTCAGCCTAACACGTATTACCAGGACAACGTAAGCGCGTATTTCGTCCCGGCGAACCAGCTTACCCTGCCCCTGATCTATCTTGGATTCGGGTATAATGGTGCTGCTGGATCTGGCTATACCTTCAATACTCCCGCTGACCTCCTGGCCTTCATCCGTGGTGGACCGGCTTCCGGCTATGTCAATGCCCTGATGAACCCGAGCCCAGCTTTGACCGGCTCGAACAATATCACCTTTATTCCCGTGGGCGTCAATACCCCAGCAATGCAGACCCTCATGAACGAGGGCGGTTCTGGCGTGATCATGCTGACCACGAGCACCTCTGGAGTCCCGTCCAATCTGACCCAAGCCGAAGTTACAATCGGCACTCAGTATTCGGCCTACTCAAGCGACCTGACCCTATACGATGGCTACTCCAATGCGACCTACACGGGCAATAACCTGGGGGTTCCGTTCCAGCTAGCCTATACCGGGACCGCAACCGGCACGGTGACCTTCATGGTTTCCGGGACCGAGGGCAATGCGACCGAGCTTATGCTGGTTAGCACGAATCCCGGCGAGTCCTTCAACATCAGCCTAGTATCCGGCGCATATTCCACCATCTCCCTAGTGGTCGAGTATATTAACGGAACTGGGTTCTACGCGGCTACGCTGATCTCGGATACGGGCGGGCAGCTTCCGTCCTCCTGGCTGAGCCCAGTTGGCACGACCACCCTAACCCCACCTGGGACCGGCTCCCTAGTCTATGACCCAGTGCTTGCGATTCCCTACGATGCAGCTTTCTGGGTCAATCAATTTGCCAGCACTGTTGCGACCGCTATGGTTGTATCCGGCGCGAGCACGTCCAGCCCGCTAGCCGCCCAGTCCCTGACCCACTTTGCGGGCGCTACCTCCACCCCGCCGACCAACGGGTCCTATGCTTCCGGCTTCAATGCCGCGCTGAATATGCCCGGGTGGGCAGTCTTCGCGGACAGCAACAGCTTGGCCGTCCAGGTCCTGGGAGCCCAGCACGCCGAGACTGCCTCCGAGCCAGTATCCCGCGCGAATCGCCGGTTCTTCACCGGATCCAGCCCGGGGGATTCCATCGCTATCACGCTGGCCAACGCGGCTGCTATGAACAGCCTGGAGTCCTGCTATGCCTATCCTGGCATTACTCTGGTCAATACCATTACCGGCCAGATCCAGACCTTCGGCGGAATCATGGCTGCGGCTATGGCTGCGGGCATTGCAAGCTCCAATCAGGTTGCGCTCCCCCTGACGAATAAGCCCCTCAATGCAGTCGGGGTGGAGTATAACCTGACCCCAAGCGAGTTGAATCAGGTGCAGATTGGTGGCGTCATGCCGATCATGCTGGGTGGGGCCAATGGAACCACGCCTACCATTATCTCGGACTTCACCACTTGGCAGGTCGATACCAATCCTCTGAATGTCTTCACCCAGCAGGTAGCCTGCCGCTGGTGGCTGGCCTACACGATGCGCAATGCACTCCAGCCGTATATTGGCGGGATTGCTAGCCCGGATACCCTGACCCAGATTGCCAATGCTGCCAAGGCCGCGCTGAATGCCTCTGTCTATACCCCGGGCTCCAATGGGGTCCTGGCAAGCTGGGATGCGGCAACCCTGGTAGTGGCCTTCGATGGTCCAACCCAGACTGCCTCAGTGACCGCAACTGCAACTACAGTCGGCCAGTACAGGTTTATTTGCGAGACCGTAACAATCCAGCTTTACAGCGGGACCGTCTCTGGAACTGTATAAGGAATTAGGGGGCTTAGGCCCCCTATTCTTTTCTTACTCGGCTCAGTCTAACGCCCTTAGGGGTGCCTAGGATTTCTTCTACCGTCCAGCCATTTCTGATCTTCTGATCCCAGTTAGCGTTGTTCAGACCTAATTCTTTGCACCAATCCCCTTTAAGTTTAGTTTCTCCATTATAGGTTATCCAGACATTATTGCGTCTATTCCTGGATTGCTCCGACCTGGGTATCCAGATGCAGTTCTCTGGGCAGTAATCTCCATTATTATTTTTGCGCTCAATGGTCATCCCAGGTATGGGGATTCCCATAGAATCTATAAAATTTCTAATGTCAGATTTCCAGGAATCGCAAACTTTAATTCCTCTCCCGCCATAATCAGCATAGCTTCGATTCTTGGGGTCCTCGCACCGACCCACCATACTATACCAGACATTGTATTCCGGGGAATTCGAGTGTCCGTGTGTTATACCCTTTTTGCCGTTCTGGCGGGCCGCTTCTCTCTGGGCGCACCCACAACTTATGGTTCTGCCTGAGATTAGCTGATGCCTATCTATAGCTTTAGGCATGGACCCGCACTCGCACTGGCAGAGCCAAGTCGCCCTCCCTCTCCTGGTCCGAGGTCCGACCTTTAGTGCTGTGAGTCTACCGTACTTGATTCCAGTAATGTCTAATGCTTGTTCCATTATATTATGCTAGCATCATAGGAAGTTCGAGCCAATACCCAGGAATAAAAAATCTCGGGTAAGCCGTCTATAGGGTAGCTGAAAGTAAATAGCTATAATCCATCTTATGGAATTTTCCAAGAAGATCTGCGGAGTTTTGATATATGCCCTCGTATAACCAACAGCAATTAGCATACGCGGCAGCAAATTCCAACGGAGTAAAGATCATGATCGGGGACGTGGTAGTCGCATACGCGCAGACCACCACCCACTCCGTTGACATGGGCGCGCAGCAGCTTTATGGGATTGGTTCTACCAATCCGCAAGAGATCCAGCAGCTCCGCTTTAGCCCTACAATTTCTGTGGAATTCTTTGAGCTTACGGCTCAGGGCATCGCCCTGCTTGGAACCGGCAAGCGTCTGATCTACACCCTGGCAAATACCCAGGTCGATATCCACATCATTGATGGTAATACGAATACCCCATCCTTTACTTATGTCTCCTGCACGGCTAACAGCTTCTCCGAGACCATCGCCACGAATGCCATCATCATGGACTCCGTGAGCTTCTTGGCCCTGGACGTGCTAGATGATACCGGAACCTCGATTCTGCAATCTAACTCAGTCTTCAGCATTCCGTCCCTCGTGGCTAATGTTGCTGGGGCGGGTGCTCTGGGCGTTTAGTCACTTGACCAGAGCCTCTGGACCCCCCATATAGGATCCAGAGGTCGGTTGTTCCTTGTTGTTGTATTCCTTTCTACCTAGCCCAGGTTGATTCCCAGAAATGGGGTCAATCTGGGATTTTTTTGGGGAATCTGTCTAATCGAGAATTCCGTAGCATAGGCTAGATATAGACCTATGAGCACAGAAACCCCAACTACCAATGTCACCCCGCCTTGGGAAGCCTTCAAGATCCTGGACCGCACAATTACGGTGGATAATGACGGGGAATCCTTTGAGTTTACGATTCCGTCCAGCTTCCATGAACTGAAGATTGGAGCAGCTATCCGGAGGATTCGTCGGGAGATCGACCCATATTCAAGTGGACCTGGGGAGGAATTCGGCTGGGACCAGATGGCCGCATTGCACGTAAAGAGCATTGCTATGTTCCAGGTCCTGCTAGAGCGAACTTCAGCTAAGTGGGTGCATGGCCCGGGCCCGGATGGGAAGCCCATGATCGACTGGCAGAATTGGCCCGCAGAGGTTGTCGAGCGCGTGCTGGAAATCAGCATTGCCCTGGATTCGGCGGTGCAGCGATTTCGCGCTAGACGCAATAAGTCCAGCTAGCCTAGAGAATGATCTAGGTATCAGGCTCTGGGTCGCGGCCAAGGCTATTGGGATCAGCCCGTTTGACGATGGGCTCCTGAATCTACCCAAGCATCAGCTTGACTGGATCCTGGCTATGCACGCCAAGGACCATCCGGACGAGTTCAAGATGGTCCGGGTTGGGCTGGATGGCAAGCCGTTGGGGGCCCTGGACCCTAAGCGTGAGATGATCCGCAACAAGGTTGCATGGTCCAATGTGCTAACTGGCGAGGCTCTAGACGAGTTCCAGGGCAAGGGCAAGTCCCGCGCCATCCTGGAAGCTATCGAACGGCGGCGCTTGACCGGTCAGGCTGCACCGCTCGGCTCAACCTTGACTGCATCCGTGCAGGAGTTTGATTCTAGCGGGAAGCGGGTCAATAGGATAGGATAGCGGATGCCTTCAATTCAAATACACGGTGCGGGAGATTCTGGAACTGGCGGGGGCGGCGGGACCGCGCTCAATGGGGTCGGTCAGCGGATCCAAGGTATCCTGGATGACCTGTATAATGCGGGTGGGAGTGCTGGAGCCTTTGCTAGTGCCCAAGCACAGCTCTCTGGGATTAGCCCAGGACTGGCCGGTATGCTGGGTACTACTGGCACTGCCGGAGCGCGCGGTAGAGCCGCAGGCGGGGCTCCTGGAGCCTCTGGCGGGGGTGGTGGGGGTCCAGCCAAGGTTGACGTGAATGTCAGAATCTCAGATTCCGGTATGGGACAGCAG